ATTCATTGAGATTCTCCGTTTAAGGCGAAGATTACAGGTCTATCCTGCAAACCTAAAAGAATACTCGGTGCGTGGTTGAATTTAAGTATGACTGTGGTTAAATTAGGAGTCTTTCGTTGATTTTAAGACCAATTCGACAGTAGAATTCTCAATAAAGTATACTTTAATATACCAAACAGCTTCTTCGACGTAAAAAGAGTCACCACCACGAAGTGTTTTAGCCCCATCAGTATATTCAGTCATTTCAAGATAGGGTCTATTATATGATACTCGAATTAAGCCAGTTCCGACATTATCGAATAGGGTGTACTGAAATGCTGTCTTAAGTACAGTCTCAAAATACCTCACAGAAGAATCGGTAAACTTATATTCCTTTGTTTCCCCCGCAGTACCAACATGAGAGAACAACACAGTAGACGGCATAGCTTCTGTAGGGGTGGTTGCTTCTATAGCTCTTCTCATATGGTTACCTTAACTTATTCTCACCAATTGTCGGAATAACGTTTGGCTCTACAATCATCGACTTCCCGAATACACCCTTGCTGGTACCAGATCCTGGGAAAATCCCAAAGTGAGGAATGCCATACTCATTGTACTGGTCGTTCTTCATTAACTCGAAAGCGCTCGCCACTGATCGAGTTGTTGGGAATTTGTGCGCCATAGGAAGCATGAAGTTACCATGGATGGCATCACGAATGGAGTCAACGTACACGGACCACACCACACGGCAGACTGCGTCCGCCAAGTCCTTCGATCCGTCCCCAGTGTGTTCGATACGCTTTCCTTTGATAACGGTGAGCTGCCTAAGCTCGTTCAAAAGAACGTCATTTTCTGGCAGTTCTACCATGCCACTATACACCAAGACTTTCATGGTCTCGTACATCTCAATGTCTGCACCAAGTTTCCTGGTGACAACACCTTCAGAGAAAAGGCGCTCAATACTTTCCGTGGAATGCCATTGGTCAAACACAACCTTGTCTATATAGTAAGCCGAGTTCAACGATCGAATAACCTCCTCAACATTCTGAAATGAAACCGTTATCCGTTCTTCCTTGTTCGGCTTCCACGCCTCTATAAAATCTATAACTACTTTATGGCGCTTCATGTCTACGTGTGAGCCACGAGCATCTGGAACATTTACTATTGCCTCTTCTCCATGTCCCATTGCAACAACGAAGCTGTCCTTCACAGCACCTTGGTCACAGCAGATAAAATGTTTTCTCATTTTATTACCGGATATGCCAAGGATTCTTTTTCCTATGTAGTTTCTTGTTTCCGATCCAACCTGTTCTGTGATTATTTCATCTTTAAAAACAATCATTGGATTTCTTCCACGGACAACGCTCTTCTCTATCCTCTCGGGAAGTTCAAAGAAAGGACTAATGGCAGAGGGGGGTATCGCCATGAAGTCACGCAGGAAGGTAGAGTAGTTACTATTCTTTTCAGTAACAAAGTCGTCTTCTGTATATCCTGAAGGATCGTCCTCGCTCAGGGGGTTTGCCTCCCATGTAGCCATATGATATCCGATTATCTGGTTGTCTCTCTTTGGATAGCGCATACGCAACGAATCTATAATAGACCTTGTTGCCTTACCCGTTCTAACTTCTTTTGCTTGATATAGTAGTTGCATCCCAAAGTCAGTTTCATACATGGGAGAAGTGATAGTAACAATCTTACTAAACCCATGGAGTGTCTTCGCTGCTCGAGCGGCAGTAAAGTAAACAGCTTGTGCTGATCGCTTCTCACTCTTCTGTTGAACATCTCCCTCACTTACATCAAACCGAGACATCTCATCAAAACAAACGTAGAATGCGGTAAAGCCAGCAATAGACGAGCTGTTGCTATGGAGGCTGTGCGCCTCAAGGTTTTTCTCGTGAAACATGATTTTTCTTTCATGCTTTTGAAAAAGACTCTCTTTTCTTCCATCGGCATTTTCCCTGTCCTGCAGATACCCAAGATATTTTCTCCACCAAGGAGTGTTCATTAAGATAGTTTCGAACGCAGCGAATGCGGTATTCTTACTTTGCTGCTCACTGGTTGCTATGTACTCAGCAACAAACTTCTGACCTGGTACCTGCCCAAATTCCTTACCGGGATCGTCGAAGGCAAGAAGACGTTGAAGGAGAAAGGATCCAACAATGCCTCCTAATATGCTTTTACCTGAGTTGTGGACAACAGTGCCATCACTCAAACAGTACAGACTGTCTTTGTCAACAGTGACACCAGCAAATGGACCTACTCCAAGAGACTTAATCTTCAAAGAAGAGAGACCGTTTTCCTTATGAGAAAACTTCCCAGTGTGTTTATATTTCTTTCTTTCTACGAGACACGGTATCTCCCAAATATCCCCATAAATTGATAGACGCCACCCAACACCAACGAAGTTATTGTAGTTGCACGTCGTTATTTTTTTTCGAAGATTTGTTCTATACCCCAACGAATCCGCAAGTCTCTTCACATCCTTTGCGAGTATTTCGTTGGCTAGTGTTATTTCATACCCGTGCCTAGTGTAGTGTCCATCGGTATCGATTAACCCAGCCAATAGTTTTAATCGTATTTCTTTACTATTAGAAATATAGCACTGAGGGATGTGCTTATTCATAGCCAAGTTCAATTTCTTTATTTCTTCCCAAACAGGATTTGGATAGCTAAACTTTGTTTTTATTTCAGGTCTGAATCGAATCCCGTAATTTGCGGCTTTTTTATTTTCTTTATTGTTAGTGACAGATAAACGAGCGCCGATATCTGCACAATACTCAGCAAGCCATGTTACTATTTCTGGATCAGCAGATGTGATCTGAGGTTGTCTCGAATTACCATCACCCAACCACACCCCCAAGAAATATGGATCTATGGGGACGAGACTGGACTTAAAATTAATACAGCCAGCTGTGTACCCTCTGAAAAAATATTTCCATTTTTTTGATTTTTGTAAGTAATCTCCAATAGAGATATTGACGGTGTCTGGGTAATCAGTAAACTTATCGTATTTCTTTCCATTAGACTTACTGCATGCACCTATCGCAGATTTTGCCTTTCTTAGTGAAAGAATATGAGCTTCGTTCACTACATACGTCATGGCGCACGATTGCTCTACTTCGTAAAGTTCTGATTCTCCTATTGAAGTATCGAGAACTTTTCTTGGTTTTGAGTCCGGACCCATAAGAACATCGCCAATGCATATATTCTCTATTTTCTTTAAAGTTCCGTCGTACATAAGAACTTCCGTCCCCAAACCGAGACAACGCATTCCGCCAACGTACACAGCATGACTGTAGATTGGTTTTCCTTCAGCATCGACAGAAAACAGATCTTCCAGAACGGTCTTCTGAATTGGTTTGAGTTTGTACTTTATGAATTCTTCTGTGTACCGTATAGGGTCATCAGTGAAGGTTACAGGACACTTTATGATTTTCTTAAAGCTGACGCTTGATGCTTCTTCTGTTGGGGTATATGTTGGGTCTAATAACTTTGTTCCTAGTTCCATTTAATTTATGCATCCATAGGAGGAATTTTGCTTCCGACATCAGATTTCGGTTCTTTCTTTTGAACTGGCACTTCTGGGGAAGCAACTGGGACCTGTTTACCGTTACCGTTTTTCCATTTCTTATCCAGTGATCGAAATACAGCAATAACGGTAGGGAGGGCTCCACAGATCGTCGCTACCATTGCTGCCAGAGCAGGCATAATAGCAACTAATGAGTCTATATAAATCTTTGCCTTAGTAAGTCCGAGTTCATCAGGAGCAATCCGTATAAGATTAAGCCCAAGTATGACTTTATTTATAATGACATAAAGTGATAGTATACCTGCAATCTCCAAGACATACATCATAAGACGTGATGTCTTATCTAGAATGTTTATATCTATCCAGATAAACATTCTTCCTACCCACGACAGCTGCGGAGGAAGCTTGATATTCGTCAGACGATCCACATCAATCTTTCCCAGAGCCTCGAGTCCTTTGAGCTGTTTGTCAGAAAGGAGGATTTCAGACTTATCACTTTTTGCCATAGCAAATACCTACCACTTGTAGTTAAGAAAAATTACATTTTCTAATTTTCCATGCTTCCTTTAATTTCATTTTACGCTCTTCAGAAAATTTACGTCCTTGCTGAGCTTCGCTTATGCGTTTTCGAGTTTCTTTAGAAACACCGTGACCAAGTAATGATTTCCGTATTTTTTCTTTATGTTCTTCTGATAGTATTTTTCCTTTGTTTAATTCAGAGAGATGGCGTTTTGCCCTCTCAGATAGATGTTTTCCTAGATGAGCTTGTCTAATTTTTTCTATGGATTCCTGCGATAAATGTTTTCCTGTTCTAGGACACGGCTGCAACAATCTCTTTGCTCGTATCTTTGCTCGTGCTTCTTCGGATAATCTATGCCCCGACGTACCTTCACCACCATTCGTTATGTTATACACGTTACCCAGTAATCTATAGTTTCCGATAGCCCATATTTCAAGAACAGAAAGACTTGTTTCATTAAATATTGAACTATCCAAGTCACAGATAACATGCCATTCGAATACTTCTGGCCCGTATTTTCTTATAGCAGAATGGAAGTAGTAATTATCCCTACCCAACAATGCATGCTTAATATGATCTTTTTTGCGTTCTTTCAAACTTCTGATGGTTTTCCCTATATAGACACCGCCAGTTTTTTTGTTTATAGCTTTATACAGAATCATATTACTACCACTTATAGCTAAACACAGCGTTTACTGCCATACCGTACAAGTCTTTATTTATTGCTCCCCAACCTTGTAGTTCGCCTCCGAGCCGGAAGGATCCCCAAAGATGAGAATAGGAAACAGCTCCACCAGGAGCTAAATAGAATTTTTTTGAATCGTTCGCATACATCATATAGAGACCTGGAGCAAATTGTAATAAATTTTTAGCAACAGGACACGTTAGCGTATAATCAAAATATTTTACAGTCTCCAGACAATTATTCTTAGAGACAACCTTTATCTTATCTTTTCCCTTGACCTTCTCGAAGCTAGCACTTATAACGTTCTTTTCCCCACAAGCCTTTGGGTTCTTAACCTTTTTGTTATACTTCGTTTTTTCTGGCGGGGTCTTTGCCTCTTCCATGACCGGAGGCTTCGTCGACTTACACTGAGCCAGTCCGTCGTGGTATCCTTTAAAGTAAATCAAGAATCCAGCACCGACAAATATAGCGATAACGATTACCACTATAATAAGTGTTTTCTTCCACGTCGACATTGAAGAAACATTAGAAGGAATATTCTTCAAAAATTCTAAAAATTTGTTTGTAGTTTCATCTGCCATTTCATATCTCCTATGCGTCTGATTTCTTTATTCCTACAGTCTTTTTCTTTGCTATGTTATACTTGCACATCGGTCCGTCTGAATCAAAGGCAAATCCTCTCTTAGATAATTCCTTGTCAACCCTCGACCAATCAAAATTACCTGGGCAATTCTTGTCATTCTCCTTCGCCTTCGCTTCAGTATTCCATCTCCATATATTGTACCGGTGACCAGTTATACGAGTGATAGTCGGGTACAGAGGCATGAGATAGTCAAAGATGAGCTTGAACAGGGAATCGTATTGAGCATCAGTAAAAGGATCTCTGTTGGAGAGTGAGGTGTTGAGAAGCTCTACTCCAATAGTTTGGTAGTCGTGCTTATAGCAAGTTGAATGGTATGTCCAGTATTCTGGATCGAGAACATTGACGATCAAGCCGTCTTTCTCTCCCTTATCCCCACGACCAATGGCGTAATGAAAGAAACCTATATTTTTTTTGTAACCAGGTCTTCCGTCTGTATACATCCAGTTAAGCAGTCCCTCGACAGATCTTCCGCCCCCGGTTCCATGAACAACAACTTCGACTATGGGGAGCTTTGGATCTCTCGTGGCTTTTATCCAAGCGTCCCTATATTTAGTTCTTACCTTCTTATCTATCACTATCGGAACCTCTGCGTGAGTTTGCTCGATAGTACTCACTTCGGGTTCTCCGTAGGGTTTCGCAACTTCAGGTATTTTTTGGGTAGTAGCTGGGTCCGGCTCAATTGTAGCTAGATTACCAGCCGACGACATAGCTGAACGGAGCATTCCAGTTATGCTTGAAAAGATAGGGTTGTCAAAAAGTCCCATATATTGCCTCTCGCTGTGTGTTAGGCAAAAATATAGGACTTTTACTCAGTATTTAAGGATATTCTAGGGGGGTAATACAAATTTTTCTGTTAGTGGACAGTCGCACCCAATGTTAGGGCGGTTTTTGTTGGTTTTTTATGTACTACCATGCTACAACTAGAGACGAGATCTTCAAGAGATAACGCATGGTTTTCCAGTACGATAAAGAGAACATCAACAAAAGTAGTTGCAGGAAAAAGACCAGTAGCTGCCAAGATAGGAGCTATCATAAGAAGGGACTCTAGCCCGCTCTTCGCATCGGTTGACCGTTCTTGAAATGCGAGAGCAAATGAATTAATCAGTGGGTTAAGCTCTGCCGGGGACAAATTGCGCATCTTGTTTATTTCGCTCATTGTCTTTTCCCCGTTTACCAATCCAAAACATGTCTCGGCAACCGAAGTGTAAAGCAACAGGACGCACAGGGCAACAAGTATCTCATCGGTGTTCTCGATGTCGAGTTGTCGCAAACTGGACATTTTAGAAGCCAACCCAGAACTCGTGCTGAGTATATCCAGCACGCTCGAGGCGTCCGTGTCGCTTACGTTAAGCTTCTCAAACAAAGACTGCTTGAGACGTGCGCTTACGTCCTTATTTTGATCCTTGGACTTTCGCATTTGCTGTTTTTTTGGCCGGGGCATTTTTCTTTGCCGGAGCAACCTTGCTCTGAACTTTACCCTTTTGTGTCGTAGCCTTTTTTGGTTGTTGTTTCATCTATCTCATCTCCTTTATTTTATTTACCCAAGAAAACTTGGGGTTAGCCTGCATCGTCTTCCAGCTTCGCCATATTCAATTGATGCTGGTACGCCTCGGTTATTGGGTAGAAGCACGTTGTGTCTGGATCAAACAGAAAATTAACTACAACGTCCTTTGGCCCCATCCGTTGTTTTAGAATAAGAATCTCGGCCAAGTTTTTGTTGGGGTCGTCCTCCACCCCCGTCTCCTCTATTTCTTCGTCGCTCGGCAGGGCATTCACACCATAGGTCATCTGTATCTTCCTGGATTTGTCTGGATCGTAGTAGGGACGGTGTATCCCCAGTATTATATCAGATACTTCAGTTATAGCTCCCGCATTCTTAAGGTCATTCATAGTCGGTCTCCGATCTTTTCGTTTGCTGACTTCTTTGTTTATCTGAGCAACCAAGACCATGTGGACACCAAGTTCTCTCACCATGACTTGAATCTCATTCAACTTCTTCTCGTAGTCACGGGCGAAGTTATCACTTGATTGAAGATCTCGAATCTTTCCAAGAAGGTCTATTATTACAACGACATACTGCTG